TTTTTAATTGAACGCAGAGCAAAAAGTTTACAAGATGCAAATTTCATTGCACACCGCACTACCGCAACACGCACAGAATTAATTGAAGCAGGCTTTGATGAAGATATTGTTAATAAACTACCAAGTGATGTTGCCGATAAATACAATGAAGAAAAATTAGCTCGTCATCGTAATTTAAACTATGACTTTGATAGCAACTCTGGCGAAGCATCAACAGATGAAATTACTATTTTTGAATGTTATTCACGTATAGACGTGGAAGGCGATGGTATTGCTAAATTAAGAAAAGTTACAATGGCAGGTAAAGGTGGTTATGAAATCCTTGATAACGAATTATGCGATAGCATACCATTTATTTCCATAACACCAATTATGGTTCCACACAGATTCTTCGGTAGATCAGTTTCTGAAATGACTGAGGATTTACAGTTAATCAAATCAACTGTTATGCGTCAGATACTTGACAATATGTATCTCACTAACAATAACCGAGTGGCAATTATGGATGGTCAAGTTAATCTTGATGATCTACTCACTAACCGACCAGGTGGCGTGGTAAGAACTAAAGGTTCGCCAGGTCAAGTGATGATGCCGATGCAAACACAAACTATTAATCAACAAGCATTTCCATTACTTGAATATCTTGACACAGTAAGAGAACAACGTACAGGAATAACAAGATACTCTCAAGGAATGGATGCTGACTCTCTTAATAAAACAGCCACTGGTGTTAATGTAATATTATCCCAAGCTCAAATGAGAGTCGAGTTGATTGCACGTATCTTTGCCGAAACAGGCGTTAAAGATATGTTTACAAAGATATTTGAATTGGTGGTTAAACATCAAGACAAAGAACGTATTATAAAAATTAGAAATACATTCGTACCATTTAGACCGATGGAGTGGCGTAATCGTTGCAACATTTCAATTAACGTAGGTTTAGGTACAGGATCAAGAGATCAACAACTTGCAATCTTAAACAATATTTTACAAACTCAATTAAAAGCATTGGAGTTACAAGGCACTCCTGCTGGTCCGATGGTTAATTTGCGTAACATCTACAACACACTTTCAAAAATTGTAGAAAACGCTGGATTGAAAAATACTGGGCTATTCTTTACAGATCCAGATGTAGGTATGCAACAAATGCCTCCACCACAACCACCACAACCAACAGAATTTGAGAAAGTATCTCAATTACAGGTTCAAGGTGAGAACTACAGAAAACAAATAGATAGTGAAATCAGAATAAAAGAATTAGAAAAAGGCTATCAAGAAATGATACTGAAGTTTGAAACTAGAATTAAAGAACTTGAGCTACAATACAACACAAAAATTAACGAAGCTGAAATAAGGAGAGATGCAACACTTGCAAAAGAAGATTTAGTTCAGCAAGGCAAGATGAGGGAACAGGCACAAAAAAGTGTTGACCAACAACTTGACCAAGCACAACAAATCATGCAAAATGTAACTAATGGATCAAACAAAATTAAGTAAAGAAGTATCAAGAGGCGAAAAAGCCAAACTACTTCTTGATGAACCATTGTTCAAAGAAGCGTTTGAAATGCTCAAAACTGAGTATAAAGAAGCCTTATTACAAACCAAACATGATGAAGATGCAGTAAGAAAAGTCTTATGGCAAGCCTATCACATTACTGACAAAGTGGAAAACCACTTACGCACCGTAATGGACACAGGCAAACTCGCTGCACAACAAATCCAACAGCTTAAAAAAAATTCGACTTAAATCGAATACACCAACCCATTAGGGAGTGTAACATTTAACAAGGAGGTTGTTATGGCTGAAAGCCAATCAACTAATGTTATCGAAGCAGGAAACCTAATCAAAGGTCTTATGACTGGAGATAAGTCTGCCGATGCACCCGTAGAAGAAGCACAAGCTGAATCTACACCAGAAGAAACTCAAGAAGTGGAAACACCGATTGAAGAATCTTCACAAATAACCGATGCTCCAATCGAAGAATCATCTTACGAAGAGGGGCAAGAATTATCTGAGTCGACTGATATACAAGAAAACTCTGAGGAGCCTATTTACACTGTAACCATTGATGGTACAGACTACGAGGTGACCCAAGATGAGTTAATTCAAGGGTATCAACGAAATGCAGATTACACTCGTAAAACACAGGAACTTGCTGCTGAAAAAGCACAATCAAGTGACTTTGTTGAACGATCAAAAAAAGACGTTGAAGCGAAACTTGCTAAACTTAACAATTTAAATCAAGCCGCACAGTCTCAACTACAACAAGAGTACGCACAGATTGACTTTGAAAAACTTTACGAAGAAGATCCAGCCGAAGCTGCCAGACTAGAGCATAAAATGCGAAAGAAAAACGAACAGCTACAGCAAGTGCATAGACAAACTCAAGAGTTACAAACTCAAGAGTTTACTAAATACTTAGACGAGCAACAGAAACATTTGGCTGTTAAAGTACCAGAGATGAATCATCCTGAAAAGGGATCCCAGTTTAAAAAACAAATGAGGGATTATCTTTCATCAGTGGGCTTTAATAACCAAGAAATTGATTCTGTTTACGATCACAGATATGTTTTACTTGTAAAAGATGCGATGAATTATCGTAATCTTCAAAAAGCTAAACCAGAAATAAAAAAGAAAGCGATCAATGCTCCTAAAGTTGTAAGAGGCGGTGTATCAAAATCCAAAGGTCAACAGCAAGCGGAAGAAAGACGTCAACAACTCTCAAAACTACGTAAAACAGGCAAGGTTGCAGATGCAGCTAAACTTTTTCGTAGTTTAGTATAACAAGAAGGAGGCTGTAATGGCACAACCAACTAACTTGTATGATACGTATGACACCACTGGTATTCGAGAGGATTTAGTAGATGTAATCTATAATGTTTCTCCAGAAGATACCCCAATATTGAGTGCTATACCTCGTACAACCGCAAAATCAACAAAGCACGAATGGCAACTAGATGCACTTGCTACACCTGCAACTAACGCAGTTATTGAAGGTGACGAAGCAACTGTAGATGCTATGACTGCAACAACTAGAGCATTTAACTATTGTCAGATTTCTGACAAAGTTATCGCTGTTTCTGGCACACAAGCCGCTGTAGACGCAGCAGGTAGAGCCGATGAAATGGCTTATCAAATTGCTAAAAAATCTAAAGAACTAAAGAAAGACATGGAGTTCGATCTAATCGAGCCTAATGTTCAAGCTGTAGGTTCTGCAACTGCCGCTAGAGAGTTAGGATCTATTCCTACTTGGCTAAAAACTAACGGTGATGCAGGAACAAGTGGTACACTTTCTACTGGTTCTGGTACTGACTTACCTGGTTCAGGTACAGACAGAGATCTAACAGAAGCAATTTTGAAAACAGTTATCAAAGAAGTTTACTCATCAGGTGGAGACATGGATATGTTAGTATGTCCACCATCAGTGAAACAAACTATTTCTGGTTTCAATGCTAATACAACTCGTTTTGGTCCAGCAGACAAGAAAACTGAATTTGCTGCTATAGATGTCTATAGCTCAGATTTTGGTGATCTTAAAATTGTACCAAACAGAGTAATGGCTACTACTGACGCTAAAGATGTATTCATCATACAGCGTGATATGTTAGCCACTGCTTATTTAAGAGATTTTATGATTCAGGATCTATCAAAAACTGGTGACTCTGACAAAAAACAACTCTTATGTGAGTACACGTTGGAAGTACGAAATGAAGCCGCACACGGTATCATTTTAGATATTAACCAATAATAATAAATAGTGAGGGAGCTTCGGCTCCCTTACTTTAGAATCATTCTAAATAAGGAAAACACATGAATAAATCTCCAACAACATTTAAAGTAGGCACTACACAAACTGTAGCTGTAGGTGCATCTTCTGCCGCTTCAAGTAACGCAGTAGGTTCACAAACAAATGAAATAAGAATTGTTACAACTGTAGACGCTTATGTAGAAATGAACGCTGCATCTCCAACTGCTGCTTCTACTTCTATTATAGTACCTGCATTTACTGTAGAATATTTTAGAGTAACACCATCAACTAAGGTTGCGTTTCTAAGAGTAGGTGATACTACTGGAACAGCAAGAGTTACTGAACTTAGTCAATAATGAGACCGCCCTTTATATCAATACGAAGTCAGGATCGTTACCGCAACCGTAGGACAGATGTGCCTAATGATGCTATGTTACTAGAGGATCTAACTTACTTATTAAAAGAAGGTGGAGATAATATAATTCTTGCACAAGGAGTTGGTGTCTCTTATGAAACTGATACTCCTATAGCAAACTAATGGTTAAAAAGTGGAAAGCCCATTCTTCCCACGAAGCTATATTTAATGGCACTTCCATTGGTCGCAACCCCAAAACAAGCTCAATGAATAAAAATCAGAAACGGAATTTCAAAAAATATCGTGGTCAAGGCAAACGTAGATGACCACAGTTAAAAGTTTTGAAGAACTTTGTAAAATCTTAAAAGAGAGAGAAAAAAGTTCAGAACAAATAAAAGAAAACATCAAACAAAACAAAGAAAGAAAGAAACAAATTAAAAAGAGGATAAAACATGGCTGACAGTAAAATTAGTGAATTGACAGCATTGACATCGGCTGCTGCTGCAGACGTGCTGCCTATTGTAGATACAAGTGCAACGTCTACAAAAAAAATAACGGTAACAGATTTATTTACAGGAACTGTATTTAACGAAGATGGTGATTCAGTAGACACAAGATTTGAAGGTGATACTAAAATTAACTTATTATTTGTTGATGGTAGTGAAGATAAAGTAGGTATCAACTTTGATAGTCCTGCATTAAGACTTCATGTAGTAAATGATGAAGCATCAAGTCCACAATATGCAAGTAACCAATGTGCTGTATTTGAAGATGATAACAGACCAGGTATACAAATTGTCGGCAGTGCTAATAACATAGGTTTAATTGACTTTGGAGATAATGGAGCTGCTAACTCTGGTGGTATTCATTACAAACACGCATCAGATTCATTTGCTTTTGTTGCTGCTGGTGATGAACAAGTAAGTTTATCTAATGGTGTACTTGGACCAATTACAGATTCAGATGTAGACTTAGGTACTTCCTCTTTGTACTTTAAAGATGCTTATATAGATTCAATTACTACAACTGGTGCATTAAATGGATCACTTAAAAGATGGACAGCCAAGACTACAACTTATACAGCAGTAGCTGGAGACAGAATACTTGCTGATACATCTGGCGGTGCATGGACATTAACACTTCCTGCCTCACCTGCAGTTGGAGATGAGATACACATATTAGATTCTACTGCATCATTTGATAATAACAACTTAACAGTTGCAAGAAACAGTTTAAAAATACAAGCCTTAACAGCAGACCTTACATTGACTACAGAAAGTACTGGTATTGGTCTTGTATATATGAGTTCAACTTATGGATGGAGAGTCTTAATAGACGCTTACGATGTAGATACAACGGAGCTATAATATGGAGGACATATATAATTCCAATCAACCTATACACATAGATAGGGGTACAAGGAAACTTGTTGTAAGAAGTCTACAGGACACCACCCCTATATTAGAAGAAAATAAATTTCTTCGTAATCATGTGCCAAATACACAAAAAGGCGATCTACAGCGTATAGCACAAATACCTGTGATTGCATTGAAACTCAAAACAAAAGAAAGATTTGGTCACTCAAACTTTTACAGACTTGATGCTGAACAACAAAATGCTCTTATTAAAGAAATGGTAAACAGTAACGAGTATATGTTTTTTAGAACAGGAGATAAGAAATTATAATGGCTTTAGATAATTATGCAAACTTAAAAACTGCTATAGCAAACTTCTTAGCAAGAGATGATCTTACTTCTGAAATAGATGACTTTATAGATTTAACGGAAGCAGACTTCAATCGTAGATTAAGAATTAGACCTATGGAAACAGTAGATGCTTCTTTTACTATTGATTCAGCTACAGAATCATTGCCTACTGGTTTTCTTAAAGTAAGAAGTTTTATTTTAACCAGTTCTGATCCTGATAGATCGTTAGTATTGATGACACCGTTCCATCAATCAGAAACTGTAGGTTCAGACACCTCTGGACAACCAAGAGGTTATTCTATTGAGGGAACAAGCTTTAGATTTAGTCCAGTTCCTGATGGAACTTACACAGCACGATTAACTTATTACAAAGCATTTGATGCAATAGATTCAACTACAACAACCAATCATATTATAACCAACTATCCTGATATTTATTTATTTGGTGCTTTATATTTTGGATCTACATTTCTAAGAGGAATGGATCCACAAACAGTTGCACAATTTAAAAGTCAGTATGAGGCTGCATTACAACAAGCAGAAATTGCTGATGATAAAGACAAATACAACGGTTCACCGCTTGTTCAAAGATCGGGAATTAATATTAACAATTTTGACAACGTAAACTAATGCAAGTACCTTTTGGAGAATGGCTACCAGACCTACCAGATCATGTAAATCCTGGCACAACAGAAGCTAAAAATGTATTTCCTGCTGCTAACAGTTATAGACCTTTTCAAGATATAACTGCTACATCAAGTAATGCTTTAACAGCGAAATGTCAAGGAGCAAAGGCTTTTAAATCTGATAGTGGTGTAGTTAGTATATTTGCTGGTGATGCAACCAAGCTCTATAAACTTACAACCAATGCTTTCGTTGATGAAAGCGGTGGCACAACATTTAGTTTCTCAGAAGATTTCCATTGGGATTTCATAAGATTTGGTGAAGTGGTAATTGCTTTTAATGGCGATGATGCTGCACAAGCATGGACATTAGATTCATCATCTGACTTTGCTGCACTAGGTGGTTCACCACCAGTATTCAGACACGCTGCTGTTGTAGGTAATTTTGTAGTAACAGGCTATCAACCTACTGCACAAAACAAAGTACAATGGTCTGCTGTTAATAGTGCGACAAGTTGGACAGCAGGTACTAACCAATCTGATTCAGAAACTTTACCTGAAGGTGGAGTTATCACAGGAGTTACTGGTGGACAGTATGGATTGATATTCCAAGAGAGTAGAATTACTCGTATGGATTATCGTGGTGGTAATGTTATATTTTCATTTAGACGTATTGAAGATAACAGAGGAGCCGTACAGGGTAAGAATGTAATACAAGTTGGTAATCTTGTTTACTTTTTATCTGAAGATGGTTTTTATGTTACTGATGGTTCTAGTGCAAAACCTATTGGTGCAAACAAAGTAGACCGTTTCTTTTACAATGATTTAAAATCAGCATTAAGGTCAAGAGTTAGAGCATCTTACGACCATGAAAACAAATTAGTGATGTGGTCTTACCCCTCTGCTACAGGAACAAACTCAGGCACACAAAATGATAAGATATTAATTTATCATATTGCTAGTCAGCGTTGGTCATTGGTTGAAATAGACCATGAAATTATTATAGATTACCTATCACCTGGTTACACTTTAGAAGAATTAGATGACTACCCATCATCAGGCACAGATGATATAGATGCTATTACTGTTTCCCTTGATAGCCCTCTATTTATG